TCCTCGTCCTTGATCGGAGTGGTCATTGCATCAATCAGTTGGTCTTCAAAGTCGTCAGCGGCTTCTTCAGTATTGTACTGCTCGTTGAACTCGCCATTTTCATCGTATGGGTAGTCAGGATCTGGAGACGCTGCAACCGATAGACCATCAGGTAGGTACAATGCACCCGCATTGAGGCGAGAACGGGCCGTAGCGCGGAAAGTACGGTTCAGTAGTAGCAATTCCGCACATAAATCTAAAAGACCGCGTAGCGAGCTGTCAGACTCCAAAGAGTAGCGAGGGTGTGCTTTCCATACGCGACCAATAAATGCATCGCTCGGTAGACGGATAGCGTTTTTACCTGCTTGACCTGAAGAAGAGCCACTTACATCGCGAATTGGGTTGATTAGGTAGTTACCCTTAGAGTCAACCTGAAGTTCGTCAACAGAACGGATATCCCAAGACTCTGGAAGTCCAGAACCTAGGCGCTCTGGGACTTGAACTAGGTAACATTCACCAGTTACCTGAAGATTTAAAGCTGCGTCCTTCAAAAGACCAGCTTGACCACCGTATGCAGAGTCAAGACGAGCAAGTGCACGCTGTGCTGCGGCAGCTAGCTGAGGATCTACTACCTCTGACTTGTCTACAGGTACTGGAGACTCAGCTGGATCGTCTATAGCAGCAGCATAAAGTCGAATACGCGAAACGACAGACGCCACAAGGTTAAAAGCATATTTAATTTCACCAATTGCATCGTAATACTCCCATGCTTCGGCCTGCCAAGCAGTCGCAGCAGATTGACGGCGAGTTTTAAAAAGATCAGCTTCGGTCTTATCACCAATTCTGATCTGAGCAGCGGCAGCAGTAAGCGGTCTAGGGGTTCCGTAGGCTACAGGCTCTGCATATACGATTCCGAAAGAATCTACAGAGATACCAGGGGCAATAGGAGTAGCAGATCTAGGTGCAGAAGCGCGAACTCCAGCCGGAAACGACCGACCGCCAGTGTTCTTAGCGTTCTTTTTAAAAATTCCCAAGGGTACTCCCTGTTATTCAGCCTTGGAGGAAATAATACCCACTAAGGCAGATGTCGACAACACTAATGATACCACATAAGTGGCATAAGGCACTAACAAATAGCACCCTACTACAACTAATGATATCCAAAAACCAGTACACCAGTTGCATGTGATTAAGTAACCGAGCTTTGTGCTCGGTGGATACTTCTTCCACACTTTTTCTCGCGCAGATTCGAAGATTGTATCCGTAGTTACTGCTCTAGTAATTCGATATGAAGCTAAAACTAGTAGAACGTAGCTAAAAATGTCAATCATTAAAGCGAATCCTTAATCGAGGTTAAAGTTTTGTATGGATTCCAACTACGAAGTCGAGATCCGCATCCGCAGTTAGTATCTTTTTGGAATGCTAGCATCTTTCCAGACGCAGTTACAACTCTGTAGTCGCTTTTTCGGTCTGCAGCTGGCAAAAGTAGATCATACTTCTCTTGAAAAATGATCTGAGCACCGTTTGGCGAGTCCTGTGCAACAAAAATTGCTTCATCAGTGACTACAACACGAGTAGTTGCACGGTAGAATGCGTCTTTTGTAGGTGGGTTGGACTTTAAGTCGTATACATCCTCAAAAGTACCTGCTGGAACAACCGCTAGGTGTGCTGGAAAGACATCTAAAAGAATTTTCATTAGCGTACTCGGAAAATCCCACCACTGCGGTTATTAGGTAGGCCAATTTTACGGTCAGCCATGCTCTTAGCGCGTAATTTTCCTCCGCTAAAGCCTGGAGGTGGCTTAATTAGGAGCGCAGTGAGTGCGTGAACTAGGGCGTCAACTCGGTCAGGTGATTTACCCTCTCCAGGCACCCAGGAAATCATCTGCGATTCCAGATCCGCAAGATAGCCGATGTGATGAACTCGCTGCTGTTCATAAGCAAGCGTAATGGGTTCAGCTCGGAGGGCTTTTCCTTGTTTTGAGTGGACTTCAAGTACTTTGATCGATGGGTCGATGGTATTGATCGCGTTGCGTACAAGAGCACCACCCTGATTAACTTCTGCAACAACTGGACAACCCCATTTTCGTGCCATTTTAACGACTTGGTTGGCCCACACATCTGGTGAACCATGAACTGATGCGTCCTCCAAGACCCAAGCGTTGCGCTTGTATAGGTCGTGATCTGAAGTAGACGCACATACAACAATACCGCACTCGTCACGAGGGTTTTCGGCAACGGAAGGGTCAACACCGATAACTCGAAGTGGGGTTGAGAGTGGATAGAAGCCTTCACGTCCGGCTTCAATCATCTCTTCAGTCCAGAGAGCGCCTTCCATAGCCTCAAGCATCTCACCGTAAAGTTCCTGACGCGCTAGAGAGGTTCCCTCATAAACGCCAAGCATTGTATCAAGGTATGCACCAGCAAGGTTACCTGCGTTGTCCATTGTAGAACCGCGAGTGATCTTTACGATGTCACCTCTTTGTGACTCTTCAATCAACTTGTAGAGAAGCGGGGTGCGCTTTGGGGTAGTGGTCACAAGGATCTGAGGGTTCTGTCCAAGACGAGTACCAACGCGCAAGTTATCAAACGCGGTCATACCTGCAGCATCTGGAGTTTGACGCCAAGCTGCGATCTCGTCGCCCCATGCGTGGGTAAACTGCGGACCACGCAATGAGTCAGGCTCATCCGCGGTAAAAAGTGTGGCAGTGTTTCCGTTAGGCCAAGTTAGGCGACGCTTCGAAGGCTCGTACAGTGGACGCTCGCTCGGAGGCGTAACGTTCAGAATGCCTGACTCACCTTCAACAATAACGTCACGCACGTCAGCCGCGGTACGTGCAACTAATCCAAAGCGACGCTGGCCGGTATTGGTGTACTTGGCTTGCTCTCTCACCCATTCGGACGCAAGTCTCGTCTTACCGAAACCACGACCTGCAAGTACAAGCCAAATGTTCCAGTCGCCTGGTGGAGCTTGCTGCTCTGGACGTCCCCAGACGCTCCAGTCCCACATCAGATCTTCAGGGTTTAGTCCTGCAAGCGCCTCGCGCTGTTCGTCTGGTGGTAGGAGCGCAATCTGCTCCATAATGCTTTTTCCCATAAGGGTTCTATTCTACGCCAGTTCTAATGTTCGCGTTGCCAAGTAACCTCTCCTAGCTCCTCGGTCTTCTTAGCAAACTTGTATAGGTGCTTGGAAAGAATCTCTTGGATCTTCTCTAGGTTCTCGCGGTTATCGGCAAACGCAGCTAAGCGGATCGTATTCGTTTCTGAAACAGAAGCTTCGCCCGCGCCCAACCCTGGAAAAAGAAGGAAGCCCTCTTGGAGGGCCGCCTTCTTAGACAAGTGGGAGTTGAGTTGCTTCACGTAACGCTCTGGTCGCTCTACATACATGTAGTGCGTTGCTTTAAAAATGAAGCCGCTCACGAGATGATTGATACAATCGAACGCCATGGGAAGAAGATAGGCTGAATGTGGTTCTCGGCGTAGAACTCTACAGTCATCTTGCCTTCTTCCATTTCCTGTACAGCCTGAGCCCATGCAACTTGACCTTCAGAGAACTGATGTAGAAAGATACCGCTCTTATCTACATCAACAAGCAGACCGCTGATCATCAGCGGGTCACTCGGATCATTATCCTTATTGTCAGCAAGGTAGATGTCGTCAATGAATGGCTTAACACTCTTAGCTAGGTAAACATAAACCTTAGTGCCCAGTAGGTCATCAAGACTTTTCTTTAATTTCATTTGTCTTTCCTTTACTTGATTCGATTTTCAGATGCAATTGGGGTGTAAACCTTAGAGGTCGCCGTAACTGGCTTCTTGTAACCGTAGCGTGCAAGACGGAAGCGTAGAGCACCGTGAGTAACGCCAAGACGCTTAGCAAGGCGGTATAGGGTTACACCCTCAACCGTGTGCGCGTGATTTAGTAGACGCGTGTATTCCTCTGCCTCTTCACGGTACTTCTTGCCGTTTGAGCGGACCTGTTGTGCATAAGGCTGAAGCTCGAGTAGACGGTTTAGCGTATCCTCGCTTGGCTCAATGTAAACAGGCTTTGGCTTCTCTGGTTTGATCGGAGGTTCTGGCAACTCGAGGCGTGTGCTGAAGCCAGGAATACTAGTCTTAGCAATCTGGCGGATACGCTCACGAGTAAGTCCAGACGCTCCCGAGATAGCCTCGAGAGTCCAATTCTTTTCGCGAAGCTCTCGGATCAGCTGATCGCGGAAGTCTGTTGATACGGACTCGGCAAAGATCTCGTAGATAACCTTTGGCAACTTCTGGTTCTTCTTTACGTATTGAATTTCAGTTTCGATTTCGTCGTTCATAATTTCACCTTACAGG